GGAGCCAATCAAGCTGCATCGAAAGTTGGATTACCGCAGATCCCACAAATTCCGCAGGTTCAGGTGCCGCAATTTGCCGAAGGCGGCATGGTGACCGGGCCAACGCTTGCAATGGTGGGCGAAGGGGGGCAGCCCGAATACATCGTGCCAGCAAGCAAGGCAGGCGCATTCGCGGCCAACATTATGGCCGGGGTTCGCGGGCCTGGCGCCATCCCACGTTTTGCAGAGGGTGGCTACGTTGCACCATCGGCCAACGTGAGCATTCAGACCGGGCCGGTAACGCAGATGAATGGCACCAATTTCGTCACGACTTCAGACCTGACCAAGGCGGTGCAAGCTGGTGTCAACCAAACGCTTGACCTTATCCGCCGTGATGGCAACACCCGCGCAGCATTGGGGCTTAGCTGATGGCCAATTACGACATCCTTTGCTTCCTTGAGTATTACGCCGACCGCGACAACGTGGTGGATGGATCCGGCAATCGTACGCCCACAAGGCAATGGCAGAACTTTTACCAGGTGCCGCAGACGTTGAGCGTTGATGCTAGTGCAACCGGCAAATATGGTTATTTGGCGTTTGACATTACAGGATTCGGCAGCACTGAAGCTGCATCAATCAATGATCTGTCGATTACAGCAGCAGCAACGGGCGATTTGATCGACGTGACTGATGGGGCCATGGGTGCCAATAATTTGGTGATCGCAACGCTTTACATCCAAGACGCAGGTAAAGATGAGTTTGATGCAGTTAGTGCGCAGCAAATCAGCCGATACATTGGCAGCATTGAAGGCGCTTCAACGTCTGACACTCAAGTGAGCTGGACAGTCAACCCCGCGATCAATAAACTGAACCCACAGGTGCCGACTCGTAAGGTATCTACGGGAATGCTTGATCAGGTGCGGGTAGCATGACCAATTTTCACGTTGTTGGTTTTGACTGCCAAGCGGTGTTGCCTGATGGCACAACAGCAGAAGGCTTGCGAATGTGCGTTCAAAATGACCGGATTTTTTATATGAATGCCTCTGATGAGGTGGTGGAAATTGAGCAAATGACTGGCGGTAACATTTGCTGCCCGCCCAGTGAATTGGCGTTGATCATTGCACGCGATCGGGAGGCACGGTGATGGAAAGCTACAGAATCAGCGAATACATTGGCGAGTTTAGTGGTGCGCGTTCGGCTGCGGGCTTTAGAGATCAGACAGCAGGCGTAAGGCAGAGAAGCAGCAAACCGGCATCAACAGCAACCCGCAGTGATGACGCACCTGCAAACAGCAAAAAACCACAGAGGGATTTAAGCAAGGAACAAAAATATGCAACGGCAGGCGACACGATCCCGATCGTTTTCTGCAAACGTGCAAGCAATGTTGGCGGCGTATGGGTCCAGCCGCAGTTATTAAAAGAGGGCTCTTACAACTACACCGGACAATTTTTATACGCAATCAGCCAAGGCGACATGGTTGATTCCCCTTTAGCACGCCGCGCTTTTGTGGGTAATCGAAATCTGGAATATACGCCAGGCATTACTGCGACGCTTACGCATTATTTCTCTTCAGCTGCAACCATGGCGGCGTCGCCTAATTCTTGCCCAATCACAGGCGGAAAAATATTTTGCGAGACGCAGGCCGCTTATTACATATTTGAGCGGCAAAAAACTGGCGGTTGGATTACAAGAAATCCTGATTATGAAACTTTTTACTGGCAGATCAGAGTAAAAACAATTGGCAGCGGAGACACCAGCAACACTGTTCTTGTAACGCCTGGCACGGATTACAGGGCAATCGAAATTGAAACAGGAACTGACAAGACTTCAGATTATTGGGCCGCTTTGGGCGTTAGTCCAAGTGCAATTACTTTTTACTGGAATGCGAGTTATTCTGGTGGCGTTGTGGTTGGCGGTCGCACAGTCGGAACTGTGACGGGAGACACCGCCGGCACGTTCAACTCACCTATAGCTAACTATTGGTCAATATTTTACAACGCCAACGGCCCATGCATTGATATTTATGAAACTGCAACAGAAAACAAACAAATCAACCCATCCAATCCAGCATCAACCGGAACGCTTGAGTGCGTGGTTGTTGAACAAGCAATTAGCCCAGTTGCTGACCCGACAAGTTTTCCGTCTAGTTACAACTTCACAACTTTTTCAGACGTTACATTTCTTGGCGTTGAAGGCAATTTATACGATGAAGGCGACAACTACCCCACCACGACGCGGCAGCTTTCGATCTATTACGAGCAAGGCGTAAAAGTCGCGCTTTACAGCGCCGGCACACCTGGGACGATTGGAGCAAGCAACCAATTCGTTGATCTTGCGATGTTCTTGTTTGAGCTGATAAAACGGCTCGATCCTGCATCAACTGCAGCCATTGCCACGCCAATAGATGCCAGCAACCTGCAAACGCTGGCCACGTTCAACACCAACATTGGCACGCATTTCAATGGCATCATTGAGCAGTCGATGAACGTCGTCGAGTACATCTCAACGATGGCGCCGTTTTTCTTGTTGTCGTTTATCTCAAGCAACGGTCAATACAGCTTGCAGCCGTTGCTGCCAATCACGGCAGGCAATCAAATCGACACCACTGCGCTGACAGCAGCTGCGACGTTTACAGAATCGGATATTTTGCCGGGTTCATTTAGCAAGGCATACCGATCAGCGGATGAACGCCGCGACATCGTTGCATCAATGGTCTGGCGTGAAGTCGATCCGCTAAGCATTGGCGTTCAACGCACCACCACCGTGCGGTATCCAACCACCGCTAGCGATGCGCCAGTTGAACAGTTCGATATGACTGACTGCTGCACAAGCGCAGCCCATGCAACGCTGTTTGGTAAATACATTTTGGCGTCTCGTAAATATTCAACGCATTCGATCGCTTTTAACGTGCCATTGCTGACCACCAGCCTGATCCCGACGCAGCTCATTAAAGTGCAGCGGCAACGGATCACAAGCGCCGGCGACAACCGCACTGAAGTCGAGTGGTATCAAGTGACGGACATCAAACACTCAACCGAAGGCATCACCACCATTTCAGCTACGCATTTCCCGGTCGATGGCAGCAGCGTGGCAGAAATTAGTGATGATGTAGTCAATGGAACGTTTACTGTGGTCTGATGGCTGACTTCCCCGCACTAACCCCTAACGCACGCTCATTATCGCTAGGCAACTACCCGCAGGAGCAGTATGCGGGCCCTAGCGGAGTAGCAGTTCGTTTTCTTTACAACCAAACAAAACGAATTGGTCAGAGGCTGAGTTTGACATTCACTGCTTTAACTGAAGCACAGGTAAATTCTGTCACTGACCATTATGCAGGCCAGGAAGGCTCGCTGATTCCTTTCGACCTACCTTCTACAATCTGGACCGGATATTCAAGCGTTCCAGTCAGTGCCTCCGATTATCAATGGAGGTATGCCAACACTTTTAGCGTAGATACAGCCGAAGTACCTGGGCGGTTTAATATAGAAGTAACACTAGAAAGCGTTTTAGTGTAGGTATGAGTACGTTTCCCGCTATAACGCCCAATGCTCGGGTCTACATTCCGGGGGATACCCCTACAGCGATCCAACAGAGCTTGTCTGGTTCGTTTACAGGATACCGAAGAGGAAATCGACGTATAAATCAGACGCTCGAGCTGAGCTTTTCGCACCTTGTCGAATCCGACATGGATTTGATCAAGGCGCATTTTATTGATCGCAAAGGTACTTTTGACATCTTTTACCTCCCGGCTGAGATCTGGAGCGATTATCTTGGCACTCCTCCTGTTGGAACGCTAAATGACTTTGCGTGGCAATACGCGAGTGAGCCGTCTATCACAGATGTTTCGTACGACCGGTTTACTGTTGAGGTTCGACTCAACACCGTTCCGATCAACACCGGAGATTTGGTGTTCGATGGATTAACTGCTAGCGCTTCTCCCGCCAGAACTTACACTTTAGATGCAGGCGGAGCCAGTGCTACACCGGCCCGTGACTACCTTGTTGGAAACGTAGCAGCACAATGAGCATCACACTTTCCGCACTGCAGCAGCAGCGCCGCGACACCGCCTCTAACTGGACATCAGCAAACCCCACGTTGCTTGGTGGTGAATGGGGATATGAAACGGACACGGGCAAGTGGAAAGTTGGCGATGGTTCAACAGCTTGGACGAGTTTGGCGTATGTGGCAATTCCTGATAACAACGGATTGATTCCGATTGATCAGTTGCTGTTGCCTTTGGGTAGCGCATCTGCGCCATCGCTTGCATTCGATGCAAATACTGGACTTTATTCACCTGGAGCGGACCAAGTAGCCATCTCGACTAATGGCCAGGGGCGGTTGATTATTGATTCCAATGGTGACTTAAACGTACAAGGAGAGGCTAGCGGCTCTCCTTATCCAGAAAGAAAACTTAAGTGGTCAAATGACTCCACTACCGCTAACGGTTTCTATATTTCACAGGGAACAGACCGAAATGCAAAGATTTGGCATGAACAGGGATTAAGTATTGAGTTTGGCACGTCCAATACGCCAAGGATGATTATCGATTACTCAGGCCGCGTCGGCATCGGCACGGCGAGTCCTAGTCAGCTATTAGAAGTTGCTGGTTCAGTCGGCAACATTCAGTTGGCTTCAAGCGGCGCTGAAATTACATTTACTCGAAGTGGTCCTTCTGCCATCACCGCCTCTGGCGCTTCAGGATCACTTTTGTTCCAGACCGGCGGAACTAACGAACGCGCCCGCATCACATCGGATGGAAAATTAGGCTTGGGGACTAGTAGTCCTGCAATTCCTTTAGATGTACATGG